CTCACTTTTCAATCTCCTGTTATTTCAGTGTTTGCTAACTAGGAATGCGCTTCTATCCGATGCTGCTATTGAAAGAGTGTTACTCTCATACCCGGTTGCCAACCGAAAAGGAACTGGTCATATCTGGTGTGGTCATAGCCTCCGGCCTAACATTCGCTGCCGTGAGGAGGACCACCTGGTATAAGATTCAGTGTGCATACTCCTATTCACTACTGATTGACGCCGTCTCTAGCTACCCTAGCAGTGACTTGCGCGCCAATTTCCGTGATTTGAGTATTAACCGCCCGACTGCCTATGCTAATAGGCACAGCCATCCAACCGCAGCGAGCCTCAGAGCTGCTGCTGACAATGCCATCAACTTCTTGGCATACGGATCTGGCTTAGTGCCGTACAGCATCTCCATGTCAGAGCGGGACAAACGCGCTGGACTTCTAGGTACAAAATTGTACTATATGGCTAAGGACCTGGCACAATCCGTCAGCTTGGACGCAATGCCTAAGAACAGTCTCATCAAACTGATAGACGTCGACTACTATCTCGACGATCTGGACAGCCTGATGCAGACCATGCGCCCAATAGTCATGTATACCTTCGCTCCCACTAGACCAGCTGGGGAGGGCGCCGACTGTGTGTTCTGGACGAATAGTGACTCCTCTGTCACTACCGTGATCACCGGCGGCAGCACCTACTCGCACAAACTCTGGGACTACGAACACGACTTCGTGGTCTCGGATGGCTTTTGGGGCTCGGCAGTTTATTCTATCGAGCAGATTCCATCAGGCGAGGATGAAAACCGCAAAATCGTAGGTATGTTCCCAAGACGTTTCGTCCCAGGACCCCTAGGCTGGACATTGCCCGGCCCGAGGTTCTCACGAGTGTCGAACGTTGATAAGGGATTCGCCGTAAGACGATTCATCAAGACGGAACGGAAGATGACTACCGAGTACATCTCCGTATCAAAAACTGGACTGACACGAGCCGCTACCGTGCCAGTCGCCTTGTTCAATGCCATCAGCTTCAAAATGCGAGTGGGAAAAGAGGCACCAGCAGCTAGCATCCAGCTAGTCCTGACCTCCTACCCCAACATCGAGAAAGATGGTGGTAAAACGCGCCCATACCTGGCCTCAACAATCGATCCTACGGTCGACACTCCCATACTAGTGGAGTTCATTGAGTCAGGAGCGTGCAAGGTACAAAGAGTGGCCACAGCCTCATTACCGGACTATAACTATAGGGCTGTGCATGCGAATACCTCGATGCTGGACAATCCCAAACCCAGCATGAGGTCACTGCTTGATGAGCTACCGGGCTCAAAACCGATTTTCCAAGGCGGTGTATCACCCATGATGTGTAGAGACAATGACCTGTCCTGCATCTCAGGGAGGATTGAGGCACTACACAATCGAACAGTTCTGCCTCCTGAACACCGATATTATGGACTGGCTAGATGGTTCATCACAAGACTCCTAGGACAGCGACGCAATAGTTACGTACGCTACGACATTGATGAAGTCTACGCCAGACAGAGAAGGCCAACACAACGCAGCATTCTCAATCGAGTCAAGCATTTCCTGGGTATCAGAGATAGCAAGTGCGTTGTCTCCGCATTCCAGAAGAAAGAAGCATACGGAAAGGTGACCTGGCCGCGAAACATTTCCACCTTAAGTGGTGATGTTAAAGCTGAGTACAGTGCGTATATCTACGCGCTTGCTGAGGCTTTCTATGAACAGCCATGGTACGCGTTCTCCAAAAACCCATTGGAGATCACGCAGCGGGTTGTCGATGTGGTCCACGGACACAAATCTGTGGTACCCACCGACTACACAAAGTTTGACGGCACCCACTCTGAGTTCCTTGTACAAGTTGAGCTCGAGTTGCTGCTGGCTGCTTTTCCACCAGAAGACCACTTGAGGGTGAAAGCCCTCTTCCTCTCCCAGTACAACACCGTTGGCTATACTAACAACGATGTGTGCTATCGAACCGTGTGGGGCAGATTATCAGGTAGTCCAGAGACTTCCTTGTTCAACACGTTCGACAATGCCCTTATAGGCTTCATTGCATTAGCCGAAATCCATGGCGGAACTCATCCAAGCGAAAACCACTTGGAGATGGCCTGGAACGGTCTTGGAGTCTACGGGGGTGATGACGGCCTCACTTGTGGAGTGCCTTGCAACAAGTATGTTGCAGTGGCGTCCACAATGGGCCTGAAATTGAAAGCGGAGAGAGTTTCAATGGGGGAGCCCGTGCCTTTTCTCAGTAGGCTCTTTACTGAATGTTGGGTTGGAGGGTATGGTTCTATCACCGAACCAACTCGCCAACTACAGAAACTACACCTCACTACCGCAGGACCTGAAGTTGACATAGGACAGGTTTGCGTGCGCAAGGCTCACGGTTACTTACTAACTGACCCTGAGACACCTGTATTGGCAGACTGGGCTCGGGCCGTTGTACGTATCACTCCTACAGTGGTCGTTGACGGCCTGTTGTATTCATACTCCCAGGATGTCAATTGGTTCGCACAATACGACCGCAAACAACAGTTCCAGGCGCCCACAGACGCTTATGAGACAGAACAGCTTGTCTCCAAGCTGCTGGGATGCACTGGACCAGAACTTGAGTCCACTCGAACTAGATTTCGGGATGCCAAGTCCTATGTCGATCTCTTCAACGGGATGTCCTTTGGACAACCCCCGAACGTCGAGATCAACGCTATCGTCGGGGACGAGCTCAGATTGGTGGGACCTCTGTCGGCAACAACAATTGTCGATGGAAGACAGCGAAATCCGGAAGCTGATCAGCGCCTGGTCACAGTTGCCGCCAACGCAACTGCCCAGAGTGCTGCAAATGCTGCTGGACTCGATGGAACAACCCGATCTGATGCGCCACCAGCTGCTAATGCACCTGGAGGCAACGGACCCCGCGTCCGACGAAGAGGAAATGGGCGTGGAGTGCCAGTGTCTGGAGTGCAACTCGGAGCTGGACACCCAGTCGTGCCCATAGTGCCTTCATGAGAG